TGATATTGAGACTGGAGCACTTAATTCTGCAGTTACAGCTATTGCTGTTCTGGCAGTGGTGCTCACAGCAACGACCGCTATAATTGGTGTACTTGGTGCACTTGCCGGTAATACAGGCCCAATGACTCTTTTGGGTATTATTGTTATGATTCCATTGGTTATGTCAATCGCTTGGAGTCTTAAACAAATGGGTGAAACTGTCGCTCTACTTGGAGGATTATCTGTAAGTGATCTCTTCAAGGGCGGAGTAGCGATAGCCGCATTAGGACAAGTCTTATTCATCATCACAACTGAAATGGGTGTACTTGCTCTTCTAGCAGGTTGGTCGTTCGGTGCTCTTTGGGGTGTTATTCCTGTAATTGCATTGATTCTAACAATTGTACCTGCTCTCAAAGGTATGGGTGATATTGTTATTGCTCTTGCACCATTGTCTATTGGTGACTTGATGTCGGGAGCGGTAGCGATATTAGCTCTGGGTGTAATCCTTGTCGTAATTACAGCATTGGCGACTGTAGTATCTATATTTGCCTCTGTGGCTGGATTCGGTGTCGCTACAACAATTGCTCTAGCTAATGGTATTATCCAAGCTCTACAATCTCTAGCAACTGTAGCTATTGGTCTTATTCCATTCGTTGGATGGGATTTAGCTGCATCCGTTATGGTTATTGCTGGTCTTGCTCTTATTCTAGGTGCTTTGTCTGCGTTCATGAGTCTTATGTCCAATGTGACAAGTCTTGAGGGTGCTGCTGGGCAAGTTATGATTATGCAAGGTATCACAACGGCAATTCAATCACTAGCCTCTACAGCTATTGGTATTGCTGGTGTTGGTGATATTGAGACAATGACTAAGGCTGGTCAGATTGTTGCTAAGCTTGGCGATGTTATTGGTTGGAATACTCTTAAGACAGCCTTTGGTAGTCTTATTAGTGGTGGGGCTGACAAGATTTCTGGTCAGTTAGCATCCATGAAGGGTATTGTAACTAATGTTAAAGACCTTGCTGATGTTGCAATTAAAATCTCTGCATCTGGTTCTCCAGAAGACATGCAGAAATCAGCAGATGTTGTTAAGAAACTCGCTAATGTACTTACATCAAATCTCTTCAAGGAAGATTTCTTGTCTGTATTCTCAGATGGCTCTGGTGCGGTAACACGTATCAAGAATGGTGCTAAAGCTCTTGCTTCAGTATCTGATGCGTCTAAATCTGCGTCAAGTATGAAATCTATCGACGTTGAAGGTGTTAGCGATAAGATGGATGACATGAAGACCATCATGAACAAGGCCAAATCTATGGGCGACTCTGCTCCTAGCGAACAAGCTGTCACTAACATGAGCAACATGAACTCAATCATCAACAAGGTTAAAGATATTGCAACTAACTTGCAGTCTATGCCTGCTGTTGGACCTGAAGCTACAGTTGCTGTGGACAATATCATCGCAACTATCAACTCAATCTCAACTAAACTACAGTCTATGGAAATGAACCAATCATTTGAGGCTGCTGGTTTGGGCAACATTGGGTCTTACGCAACAGGAATTCAAAATGGACTAGGAAATGTGACTGGTTCAGTTGATGGTGTTGTAAGTGGAGCTCGTGGACGCTTTGGTTCTGCCAATATGACATCACAAGGTAACAACACTTCTAGCACATTCGGACGAGGTATCAGTGCTTTACTTGGTATGGTTTCTGGTGCTGCTTCTGGTGTTGTAAATGGAGCCAAATCTATGTTCGGACAAAACGACGTTACTGGTCATGGTAATAAGATGTCTGGAACATTCAAAGGTGGTATTGACCAAGGTAGAAACCCTGTTTCAAATGCTGCTAAAAGCGTACTTGATGCTGCTAAATCAGCAATGACACCAGATGGTGGAGTTATTTCTAAACTCACACATGCTGGTACTTCTATGGTTGATGCTATTGCTAGTGGTATTCGTAGCGCTATTGGTAAAGCTACAAGTGCTATCTCTGACCTTTGGGCTACAGTTAAAGCACACATCCCTAACTCACCAGCCAAGAAAGGACCAATGTCTGGAGCTGGTTGGCGTAAAGTTGAGCATTCAGGTAAAACCATTGTAGAAACAATTGCTAGTGGTATGGGCTCTGCTGCACCTACTGTAATTGATGCAATGGATAACTTGATGGGCGAAATTCAAAATCAAGTCGATAGAGTTAATGATATGGATTATAACAATATGGATATTAATCCTCGTATCCAACCTATCCTTGATATGAGCCAAGTTGAGACATCTGCTTTGCAAGCTGTTACAGATTATTCTGGATTATTGACAGGTCAGACTGCACTAAATCTACAATACTCATTGCTCAATCCACAAGTTGCACAAATGCTCACAAACTCAGACAATATTAACACTCTTATCGGTAAAGTTGAAACACTTAACGGACAAATGGGTGAACTCAATGTTGTCAATCAAGAACAAGCTGGTCTTCTTCGTGAAGGTCAAGTTCTTAACACTTACATTGATGGTAAACGTATTAACAATGTGCTTGCTCCAGGTATGGCAGATGCACAATTACAATACAAAGCTCGTCAAGATCGAATTAATGGAGGTATCGCTTAATGAGTGGTTCTACTGAACTATATTTCGATATCCTGTTAGGCGAAGGTTCAGACCAAGTCAATATAACAGAGATTATCGAACGTTATCGTGGTGGTGTTACCAAGATTGATAGAGGTCTTGGTGGTGCTAAAACTAATACAACGTCTACTGGTACAGACCGTTATGGTACTCAGCACGCCTATCAAAAACTAGGTGCCAAAACTATCAAGATTGATTTCTTGATTTTTGCTGATACTAATCAACGTGCTAGATTTAGACGTGAAATGACGGGTGCTCTTGACTTCCCAAATGGGACAAGACATCTGCGATTTGAGGATGAACCTAACGGATATTACGATGTAATCTCTGAAGGGCAATTCTCATTTACTGAAAGTCTTAAAGAGGAACAGGCGAGTGGGACTATCTCATTCACTGTTCCTGATGGACTTTGGCATTCGGATACTGGTATTGTTGTGTCTAGTGAAGGCCCACAAACTGAGTATGCGAAATTTACAAAAGATACCGAGTCTAAGTCGATTTATGTCGAACTTAAAAACCCTTCTAATGTGGAGTCTTATCCTATTATTCGTATTAAGAATAAAACTAACATTGGTTGGGTTGGTATCGTAAATCAAAATGGAGTAATGGAATTGGGTTCTTCGACTTCAACTGAGGCTGGTACACAATCTTATACCGATGGTAGAGGCTCTGAGACATTAATCCAGATTAAAAGAGGAGACTTTGGTCCTAAAGGATGGGGTCTGTTACAAGAAGGTCGACATGTATTTGGTGGACGTGCTTTGTTGGGTGTAGATCCTAAAAACGATACTAGGACTCAGATTGTTAATAGACTTGTTGTTAAAGAAATGAACCATAGGTCTGAAGGACAAGATTACACAACGTCTGGCGTACATTATCCAGGTGGAGATGAACCTAAATCTGGAAATGTAAGTTGGGGTGAAGCTATCGGATATATCGATATCCCAGCAGACCGAGATGGTATTAAAGGCGGTACTGACTTCCGTGTCGATTTCAATGCCAAATTCCATGCTTTACAATTAGGTAAATCTGGTGTTATTCGTATTGGGGTCCTCTCTAACAAGAATGAAGTTATTGCTGAATACGAGTTGGTTAAAAACGATACTCGTGGTAATGATATGTATTGTTCTTTCATGGTGGACGAACAAGGTGACCAAAAGTGGTATGAAATGAAACATTTTCATGCTAACGATGGTGAGTACGAACCAGCCAATAGGTCGTTTAATACTAAAACGGGTGATGCTTGGTTTATGAAAGAAGGTTCTAAGTTGACTTTCTTCCTTGACAATCATTACTACAACTACACAAATGAGAAACTAAAAACCATGAATTTCTCTAAAATAGTAATTCAGATGGGTCACTATTATGGTGTTCAGGAAGTCGAAATCATGTGTCTTGAGTCTTTGAGTTTCACTAAACTTAACACAAGACGATATGCTCTGGTAGATAACAAATACAAAGCAAATTCTATTATCACAATCGATAATTGGAATGGTGAAATTTGGCTATCTCCAGATGGTACTTCTGAAAAAGGTTATGTTTCTCAATCAGAACTCGTTAAAGGTTCTAGTTGGATTACTCTTCCTAAGGGTAAATCTAAATTACAATTCAGTTTCTCTCCATGGATGAAAGGTGAACTACCTGAAATCGAGATAGAGTTTAACGAGCAATATCTACAGTAAAGGAAAAATCAAAATGAGGATTACAATTCACAATAATAATCTGGAAGTTGTCGACCATCTTGATAACTCCATCCCAGGAAGTTTGAAGTTTTATAACGACACTCTAGAACAATATTTGAAGGGTGATGCTGCTACTTTTGACTTCACTGTTGATAAATTTGTAAATGAAAAATTACAAGAAAGACTGCAACATTTAAAAGCAAATATGTATGTGTCCTTCTCATTTGATAATAAGGATTACTTGTTGTCAGTGCGAAACATGACACAAAATGATTACCATATTACTTTTCAATGTGAAAATGCGTCTATGGAATTGCTTAACGAATACCCTAAAGAATTCAAACAAGACGAGAAGAAACCTACGTCTTATACATTTGAAGAGTATTTGGATATTTGTCAAGCATTGACTTACACAAAATTGCGTGTAGATGTTAACGAGATTACACTAGAAAAAAGAGTATTATCTATTTCTAGTTCGACTAATATTTATGGTACTATTCTTAACCTAGCAGAACAATTTGGAGCAGAGTGTGAAATCATTCCTACAATGTTTCCAGATGGTCGAGGGTTGCAAGACCTTAAATTAAATATCTACAAGGCAAAGACTTATACTGATTTATATTCAGGCATTGGTACAAATCGTGAAGACGTAATCCTATTTATTGATAGACATGTCACTAGCGTATCATATTCTCATGATAGGACACAACAGTATACTGCTTTGCGTATTAAAGACAAAGATGGTAACTACTTCAAACCTAAAAAGAATATGATTGTAAAGCATGCAGATGGTAAACATAATGAGTTTTACATGATGCGTAATTCTCATACAATGTATGCTCCATTAGCAATGCTAGAATATCCATCTATGATTCACTTGAACGAGTGTGATAACTGGACGGTTAAAGAAATTAAGACTGATTTAGACCCATCCGATTATGATGGATTATATAATGCTGGTATTAAAGCATTGCGTGAACATGCTTACGGTGTTAAGAAATACACCATTCAATTAGACGGCACGAAAGTACGTAATAAATACAACATTAATGTTGGTGATATTATTTACATCTCAGATAACAACTTCTTAAATGGGTTGTTGCTGAGAGTTCGTGTTGAAAAGATTTCTACCACACTATCTAAACCATCAACATACAAGATTGAAGTATCTAATATTGTTGAAATGGCTAGTCAGTTAACGGGCGCTATGTTGGACAAGTATGCTCGTATGATTGAAGATGCTAAACCATATACAATGAGTGTCCTCACTTCGAACGGTGTTGCGTTCAAGTCCCTCGATGA